ATGACAGCAACAATTGACGCAATTACTGACTTAATTATCGCAACAGTAAATTTAAATTTAGGAAACGAGATATCAAAGAGACCTGATATTTTAAACGCAAATTCTTTAAAAGGATTTAAAATTGTAGGAAGAAAGCCAACTATTAATATTAATCCTGAGGAAGTTTTAGTTGCTGATCAAGATTTTTTTGGTGATATCACAGGAAACACAGTCAACGCTATTGTTTTAGAGGTTGGATCGACTGAAGGAAACGTTTTAAGAGTATCCGGCACGAAAGTAAGTTGGCATACCGTATCAATTGGTGATCGTAACGGATTATCAACTTACGAGATAGAAGGAAGATTAAATAGAGTATCTGGTAACGATGAATTTTTTATTAAAATGACATAAGAATTAATTTTTTAAAAAGAAAAGAGAAAAGGAGAAACGGTAAATGATTGATTTAGACGAGGTTGTAGAATTTATTGTGGATGAAACTATTTTTTTATTACCGGTATTATCTGGTAAACCAGCGGTTGCATTACAAGCGGCATTAACCGAAGATAAAGAAATAGAAATTACTCAAAAAACAAAAAACGTTATTAAAGTAGGATTATCAGGAATTAAAAACATAAAAATTTCTGGTGAAGTTAAAGAATTTGTTGAAGCAACAACAGAAGTTATTGAAAAATTCCCTATACGATTATTGACAAAATTAATGTCAAAAATAGTTGAGATTAATTTTCCGACAGAAGAAGAAAAAAAAAATTAACACTCGCTTATTATGTTTCTAAGTTAGGATGGAATTGCCAAGATTGTACAGAAGATAAAAAGAAAGAAAATGTTAGGTGTTGTAATCCTGTAGATTATGAAATTGTTTACAAGAGGTTTGGCGAAGAGATAAAGATTAATAAGTGTTTAGTAAAATATTTAGATGGAAAAACAAAGCAAGCTTTAGAGGCGTACAGATTTTATTTAAAAGGAATAATGCCTAACGGTACAGGATGGTTTAAAGAGACTTTAAAGTTTAGGTTAACGATGCAATTTTTAGAATGTAAAATAGCTGAAGTAGATAGTTTTGAACAAGAAAAAATAAGGAAAGCGAGAAATAATGCCTAATACTGATTTAAATTTACAACTTAAATTGCAGGATCAAGCGAGTAAAGGTATAGAATCTTTTACTCAAACTTTAACGAAAACTGTTGCCTCTGTTTACTCATTAAAAAAAGCTTGGGATACAATTAATCTAGGTGCTAAAATTGAACAACAAAAAATAGCTTTCAATGCTTTAGGTGATACTTACGGATTTAATTCACAAAAAATGATTCAAAGTATGCGTGAAGCAGCTGACGGAACTATTAATTCTTTTGATTTAATGAGAAATGCTTCTCGTGCTTTAACTCTAGGTATTCAATCAGATGCTTTACCGGAATTATTAGAGATATCAAGAAAAGCAGCTAGGGTAATGGGTGAAGATGCTGAATTTATGTTTCAATCAATTACGCTTGGTATCGGCAGACAATCAAAAATGATTCTTGACAATTTAGGTATTATTATAGACGCTGATAAAGCTTATAAAAGTTTTGCAGAAAGCATAGGAACAACGGCTGATAAATTAACAGACACACAAAAAAAACAAGCTTTTTTAAATGAAGCTATTAAGCAAGGAAAAGATAAATTTGAAAAAATAGATTTATCGGTTTTAACAACTAAAGAGTCATTAGACAAATTAATAACAAGTTTCAAAGAACTTATGAATACAATGGCTGAATTATCTGCTAATAAGGGAGTAAATATTTGGTTACAAGGTGTTGGATTTATTTTTGATGGAATAAATAATCTTGTAAAGGGTGATTCTCCGATGGTTAAAGCAACTAATCAGCTAAGATATTTCTCGGAAGAATTAAGAAGACTGATGGATTATTCAAAGAATGATTCTCCTTTCAACAGGAGTAATCAAGAAGATATAAACAGAGTAGCTCAAAGAATAAAAGAATTAAATAAGGAAATAGTAGAATTACAAAAAACAGCAAATAATAAAGAAGCTGATGTTTTAATTAAGAAAACACAATTAGCTTTTGAATTAGCTGAAAAAGAAAAAATAGACGCAATGTTAAAAACTCAAGAAGCATTATATCAAGCAGAAGAAGCAATGCAAGAAATGGCTGAACGAACAGCATCGGGTATGGCTAATACGTTTAGTGGAATATTTTTTGATACAATGACAAATGATTTACAATCTTTGGCGTCTTACGCTAAAAGCTGGGGAAATTATATGTTGCGAGTTTTATCTGAAGTAATAGCTAAGCAAATGGTGTCGCAAATGCTAATGAGTGCTGGATCTTCTTTTGGTGGAGGCATAGGAAGCTTTTTGACGACTGCTGCTACTAGTTTGACAGGTAAACAAACAGGAGGATATATACCGGAAACAGGCGCTTATCAATTACACAAAGGTGAGACGGTAGTTCCTGCGCATGAATCAGGATCGGGTGGAGGAACTACAATTGTAAACAATTTTATATCTCCTCCTTCTGGTGTAGATGCTGGACAAATAGCAGCAATAATTACAAGCGACATACGGTCAAGGGGATCAATTTTACAAGCAATAAGGAGTAATATGTAATGGTTGATTTTACAGCAGTACCAGATTACACACTTGACGAAGACATAAAAAGAAACACGCTGTTGGCAGAGGGAGAAAATGGCGCGGAAGCAGCTAGAAGTAAATGGTCATCAAGTAAAAGTTCATGGATTTTAGTTTTTAAAAATAGAACTTCTGAGGAAATGGAAGTCGTGAGAGATTTTCACGCATTAAAAAAAGGGAGATTGACAGCGTTTACCTGGAATCGTCCGGCAACAGTATCAGAAGCCGCTATTGAAAAAACTGTCAGATTCGGTGAAGATAATTTTAAATTTCAACAAAATAAATATGATAATTTTGATTTTGACATTAAACTTATAGAGGTTTTATAATGACATTAACTACTAATCAAAATTTTAAAAACTTAAGAGATTCTCCGGAAGGTGAATTTGTTTATTTATATTCTATTTATAATTATGACGGAGTCAGTGCAGATTTGCATTTTATTGATGCAATCTCTAATCTAGTATATGGCGGTGTTACTTATGTTTCTTTCCCAATTTCTCATAGTGCAATTTCAGAAAATATTTCAGGGGCCATCGACGCAGTTAATGTTAAGATAAGTAATATATCACGAGCTATTCAGGCATATTTAGAAGTGTATGATTTTAGTGGTTTAAAAGTAACAATTAAAACAGTTCTTGATGTTACTGATGGCGATTGTTTAATGACAGATACATATTATATTGATAGTTATACAGCTGATCAATTAGATGTAAATTTTATTTGCACAAGTAAACTAGATATTCACAAAGTGCAATTACCGTTAAGAATATATTCTAGGGAATATTGTCAATGGACATTTAAGGGGACAGAATGCAAATATGTAGGAGCTGGAACTTGCGCGAATAAAACAAAGCAAGAGTGTATCGTCAATGGAAATCTATTAAACTTTGGCGGATGTCCATCAATTAGAAGCAGTAAAGTTTATACATAATATTATGATAACTAAAGACGATTTGATTTTAAAATATTTAAATGTGCCTTATAAATATAAGGGAAATAATCTTGATGGCTTAGATTGTTGGACATTACCAGTTAATTGGTTTAAAGATTTAGGATATGATATTTCATTTATGGATCCGGAATATAATAAAAATTGTAAATGGGATAAAATAAACAATTTTATTTTTGAATTTGCTGACAAATGGGAAAAAGTAAAAGTTCCAAGATACTTAGATATTATTTTATTTTATGGATTAACGCATCATTGCGGTATTTGTTTAGATGAATATAGGTTTGTTCATTGCAATAAAAACGGTGTGAAAATATTAAGAATAAATAAAAATGATTTATCTTTATTAGGTTTTTATAGATTAAGGGAAATAACAAATGATAATTGTAAAGTATAAGCCTAATCGATTTGAAAATAAAAATATAAAAATAAAGAAATTAAAATATAATAGATCTTATTCGATTAAAAATTATATTTTAAAATCAAGATTTAAGGAAAGTAAAAAAGATTTATTTTTATATGATGTTATTGTTTCTGGTAAACTGGAAGAAAATATTGAAAAAATTATTTTAAATTCTTCGTCTCAAGAAATTATTTTCACTCCGAAAATTTCTGATAGCAAATGGATTCCAAACGAAATAAAAAAGGCTGTCCCTAAAGAAATAGTTCCTCTTATAAATCCACTTTCTCTTTTACCAAAACAAGCACAACACGCAGTTGTTGGTGCAGCTATTGGTTTTGCTTTGGGTGGTCCATTAGGCGCTGTAGCCGGAGCAATAACGGGATATAATAGCGGAATGGCCGCAAGAAATACACTAGATATGCCGACTATTGGGTCCTTTGATTCACTAAATGAACCTTTTGTACCGTCATATTCGGGGAGTGGTGGAATTGGAAACTTAGGATCGTTAGAGCGAGGATCACAAGCTTATGACTGGGACGGAATGCAAACTATTGCGCAAGTTGGCGGACCAGTGCCAATAGTATACGGAACACATAAAGTTGCAGGGAATATTCTTAATCAGTATATTTCTCAAGACGGAGATAAAGCATATTTGAATATATTAATAGGATTATGCGAAGGCGAAATTGAGGATATAAGCGACATAATAATCAATAGCCAACCGATTGCAAATTTTTCTGGAATTACCACTTATGAAAGATATGGCACAAATGATCAAGCTGTAACACCATACTTTGAACAATTACATTCGGTTCAAAGTAAAAATGTATTAATTTCTGCAAAAACATCAATAGTCTATACAACGGACGCAGACGATATAGATTCTTTTGAGGTAAATCTTAAATTGTCAGGTGGACTATATCGGATTGATCCACTATCTGGCGAAAACGAATCAAGATCGATTTCGATAACTATAGGTTATCGATTAACTAGTGTAGGAGGAGCATATACTAGTATTACTTTTACAACAACAAAAAAACAAAGATCAGTAGTGAGAATTGTCAAAAGAATAGAGGGATTAGTAGCTGGACAATATGATATACAAATAACAAATAATAATGCAGTGGCTGATCAATACACGCAAGATAGTTGTGTTATTGTGTCGATCGACGAAATAAAAGATGTACCAATCGCTTATGTCAATACTGCAACACTAGGAATTAGAGCATTGGCACAAGATCAATTATCGGGCGGAACGCCTAATGTTACTTGTATTGTTAAGGGAACTAAAGTTTTAATTCCAAATATTTTAAATGGCGTTACTCCTGTAGACTGGGAAGATTATTATTGGAATAGCGAAAACAGTGAATATCGATTGCTTACAGGAGACACTTCGCTTACTTGGGATGGCACAACATTTATAACTGCATATTCTGGTAATCCAGTATGGTGTTTAAAAGATTTAATTACTAATAGCAGATATGGATTAGGTGATCATATTGGTGCAGATCAAATCGATGATTCTGTATATTTAGAAATGTCAAGATATTGCGAGGAAAAACTTGCGGACGGAGAAGGTGGATTTGAGAAAAGATTTGTTTTTAATGTGGTAATTGATTCTTTTACAAGAGCATTAGATTTGTTGGTGCAATTATCGTCAATTTTTAGAGCTTACGCATTTTATTCAAACGGAACAGTTTTGTTTAAAATTGATAAAATTGAATCAGCTACAGCAGTTTTTACTATGAAAAATATCATGAAAGATAGTTTTGCGCAAAGTTGGAAGTCAAGAAAAGATATTCCAAATATTGTAGAAGTTACTTTTTTAGATGCTTCAAAAAATTACGAACAAAATACTATTCAAGTAAAAGATGATACAGCTATTGAGACTAACGGAAAAATTAGAGTAATAAAAAAAATAAGAGTTTTTTGTACAAAATTATCTTATGCAATTAGAGAAGGAAGATACGCATTAAATCACGCAAAATATATTAAGAGAAGTATATCTTTTGTTACTGAATTCGAAGGATTAACCTGTCAGTGTATAGACAGAATAGAAGTATCACATGATGTACCACAATGGGGATTTTCTGGTCAAGTTTTAGAAAAAATAATTATTATTGGCGGAGTAAATGATAAAATTGATTGGACAGAAAACGGAGAAACTTTTACGGCAACATTAAGAGAAGGAAGATATACTCCTAGTAATTTAGCTTCTGAATTACAATATCAGATGCGCAAAGTTGCAGATGATAATACAACTGTTGTATGGGCCGCAAATAAAATAACAATAGCAAATAG